GCCGGTTGTTACTTGTTATATTACTTCGTAAGTGTTTTCGTAGCGTACTGACAATGGCAATAGCCAGTCCTGTACGCCGTTCTCCTGTGGCTCTAAACCATAAGAGTTATCGCGTGTGATACGTTTTATCACTCGTCCCTGTGAAAGTTCAGGAAACGCATTTAAACGCGTCTCAGAGCCATTTATGACAACTGGTTCCCGGCATATCCATTTTCCGAGGTTGTCAAGGAACTTCTGAACAGATAGCTTCTGTCGTTCCTTGTCGGACGCTGTTCGGTATACCACATAAAAGGGGTACTGACATACCTGATGCATTGTTCCACAGACATCTTCTTTTTCTGAATAGACCAACGCTCCGTTATCTGCCGAGAACGCAATTCCCGATTCCTTGCCAAGTTCTTCAAATTTGATTGTTTCATTTTCGTATAGTCCTGGATACTGATTCAGAAGTGCTTTCATGGCATCTGTCAGGATTTCATATCCAGTTGCATCTTTTCCAATAGGCTTATCTGCCATGTCTGCCGCCTCCTGCCTGTGCTTTTACTTTGCGAATCCATGTGCTACCATATTGTCGTTTAGCGGCGTCGAACCACTTTGCCTGTGCCTGCGGGTGTGCCTGCTTGGTGTATTCAAGATTTTCCTTTGCAGCTGTCCGACCAGAGAACTGACTGACAAGGACTTTCTTTGCTCCACGTCTTGCATAGGGGCTTCCGGTCAACTCATCAACCATTCCTTTTCCCTCATACAAAAAACGTCCATAAGGAGCAGCCGCAGCACACACAAATCCAGTTCCTTGCAAGGATGTGCTTTCAACTCTTGTTCGGTTGATAAAGTCCCCTGTAATCATCGGCATAAACGGAACCATACTATCCATGACCATCCCATCAAGGAGATACTGAGCTTCTTGGTACTGTCTGGAAAACCTGTCCATATTCAGCTTGATTTTCATATCTCCATCAACTACGGAGAAACCTTTAAAATGATGAATCTTACTCATATCACTTACCTAGAATCTCAAAGTGCGGAATCAATGTATACGGACCGCCTACACTGGTAATCTTAAACACGTTATCCTTATTCTCGTTCATGTACTGGTAGAATCCATTCCGATAATCACCATCGGATACCGTTTCGCCAGTCCACTCACCTTCCCAGAAGAATGATTCGTCCGAGAATGTGATAGTGTCTTCCAGAGCGTTGTTAATCTGCCTTTTCCACTCTTTAGGCGGAATCCATGGGAGAATCTTACCGCTCTTATCAGAAATGGTTATATAGCCGTTCTGGACGGTATAGCGGATGTGTAACTGTGCGTTGTCTGTTGCGTCTGGCCCGTACTTCTTGAGGATTGCTCCCTTGTCGGTAATGAGGTCGACACCGGATAAAACATGAGGATACCAGTACGCATCTCCAGTTGTGGCACTTTCGTAATAGTTGAAAAGTGTAATTTTAGACGAATACATGATATCCTCTCCTTAATTATTCTTTCTGCACTGCCTGCTTAATAACCTGATTCACACCAGTTGCCGACAATCCGTTAAACATACCAACTGCAACTGCCGTGATATAGTCCGATGCCGGGAAATCCGGGATAACTCCCATCCCGACAGCTCCAAGAATCCCACCAATAACCGCCATGATTACTGGAATCCATTCATCAGAGATCCTTTTTGATGCTTTGCAGCCCATTCCCACGATGTAGCATATCATAACGATTGCGATACATGAGCCAAGTGTTGAAACGTCCATCTTTAACCCTCCGTATAATCTTCAATAATGGTCTCAATGCCATACTCGATAGCGCAAGTATTCTCAATCTTGCATCCTCTGGCTTCGTCCCATCCTTTAGCGAAAAACGCCACGTCAGCTTCTGCTAGAAGCTTGAGGGATTCACCCAGATACCAGAGTGACTTTGCGTCAACTGGTGCTGACTGGAAGAAAGAATCAATTACTTCTACAGGTTCACCAACCTGTTTCTCTGCACTTTTGATTGCTTTTTCTCTTACTGCAAGAATTTCCTCATCTGTCTTTCCCCTCATGGGCTGCGAAATAAATAACTTTTTCATAAATCACACTCCTGCATGCAATACTAGTATTCTATTACCGTTTACGCTCCAAAATTCAGAGAAAAAGGCTCTCGTAAAGCCTTATATATTTCTCTTTCAATATCATCTTTATATACCGTTGTAAGAACACCTCCGACATTTATAGTCGTTGTTTCTCTCAAAATCGGTTGTGATGCTTTTTCTGCGATGCTTGCATCTAAATAGGCTACTCCAACATTTTTACCGTTCCAACACTGCTCTTTGTTTGGACAGCTTTCACAGTCTTTTCGCATATCTGAATAAGCCTTTTTATTGCAAATCATACTCACACCCCCGCATATAAAATCGGTATTCCATCATCCGTCCTTACTCCCATCAGAAGCGGTAAAACTGTCTTAAGAAGTAAGTTATTCGTTTTCTGCACATCTCCGGCGGCGGCATACACCGCGCTCCATTCCTTTGCGCTTGCTCCAATCTGCTGAGGCGTTGCGTAAGAGATGGATTCGCTGCCGGATGATACAGAGGTTACAATGCCTGTGGTGCTACCACCGGACCCGATTGTGGTTGATGTACCACTCACAGCGGCATTGGTAGCATTCTTTTCAGCAAGCTCAATCTGATACATTAATTCAGCCAGTGAGCAGACCGCCTTTTTGATACGCTTCTGAGAGCGTTCATCTACCGGCAGTCCGTCCACCAGTCTGTTAAATGTCATCGTGTCTATAAAATCACTGGCTTTTTCTGCCAGTCGTGGAAAGTCGGTTTCTGGCACGACTGAACCGAAATATGAAGTTGTGTAAAATTCATAATCTGCATAAGCCATGCCAGTTACCTCCTACATTTATGATTTTGCTGTTACGCTTGTACTTCCGGCATTCAGTGCTTTGTATGTTCCATCACACTCAACCACTGTGATCTTCTGTCCGGTTGCTGCCTTAATGTCAGCCTTTCCGTCCCAAGAAGTCCAATTTCTGAGGTTCTGCCCATATCCAACAGTTACTGCGTCTGCCGCAACTTTGTATTTATACACATTGCCAGCACTTTCCTTAGCCGGATTTACAGTGATTTTTGTGTCGCCACTTGCTGTTCCAGCCACGGAATTTACTGTCAGAGTGCCAAGTGTTGGCGTTTCATCAATGGTAATTACTGCAATTGCGTCAATGTACTCTGCAAAAAGAGTAAGTCCCATAACTGCGAATGCTTCGGACACTGCTGTGTGGTAGTTGCCCTGTGTGTGGAATCCGATCAGGTTTGTTTCGCCGGAAACGGTATACACCAGACCTGCTCTCGCGAAGTCAGATTCGTTCGGGTCTACATAGTACAGAACGATGTTCTCAACGGGGGTAGCGATAACCTGTCCTCTCGGAATCTCGCTGTCAGATAACAGGAAGATAGTATTAAAGCCCATGAAATCTTTCATGTACTGGAATCCGAACTGGTTCTGAATAGTGATCTCAGCTGCTCCGAGGTATTCATATACGTCCAGAATGTTCACAAATCCAACAACGCCAGTCACATTCCTGTGCATCTGTTTGAATTTGTTTTCTACACGGCCTTTAGCCATTGCCAGAGCCATCTGAAATGTAGTTTCTGTGGAAGTAAGTGTACCGGTTTTTAAATAGTCATAGAATCTGCCGGTAACATCAGTCTGAAGCTGGAAAAGGAATTCATCGTCAGTCATCTGAACAGCGTTCTCATAACCGTGATCCTTGATTGCTTCGATAGATACAGCCTTTGCGTACTTTTCGATAGTCATTTCTGCATAGGTCTTTTCTTTTACAGTAAACTTGCTGTAAGGGATTTCCTCGCCCTCACCAACATTTCCGCTCTGCAAAGTACCCTCTGCGTATTTGGACTTGAGTACAGCACCCGGCTGTTTTTTGATAGGTCTCATGATTCCCAGAATGTCACGTAAGTGCTGCCAGTTTCTTTCGAATCTGGTTACAAAGTCAATCTCACGTGCCGTTACCTGAATATCATTAGTCATGATAAGATTAGCTTTTGCTGCCATATAAAAATCCTTTCTACCCATAATTGTTAAGGTATTGGGTTAGCGGCTATACTCTGGCGTATAGTCGGTGTAAAAAAATCACTGGAATAACTGGATATTCTGAGCAATTGCAGCCTGTCTCTCGGACGGGTCTTTGATTGCTTCGATATCTTTTTTGGTCATACTTCCCGGTGTCTGCTGCTGCCCAACATGAGTGGTAAATCTTGCCTGATTCTGCTGAGCCTGCTGCTGAGATTCATCCACAAAAGCGGATGCGTCAGACTGTTTCATCTGCTCAATCAGGTCGTTCAGCCCGAGGATTTTACCATCTTTCAGCTTTAATCCGGCTTCCTTGATGTCTGTCATAACAGACTTCTTAGCCGCTTCACTGGAAAATTTAACATCGTCGAGTGCCGCTTTGAGCGCATCTGAGAAATCTCTGTCGTAGATTTTTGCGTTAAACTCTTTCTCTGCATCCTCTGCTTTTTTCTTCCATCCAGCAAGCTCTGTCTGAATGTTCGCCGGGTCGATGCCATCAAAACTTTTTAAGGTTTCCTCTGCTGTCTCAGCGCGTTCTTTCCAGTCATCGCGTTCACCCTCGACTTTCGACAGAGTTTTTGCAACTTCCTTTGCATTCTTGTAATTCTCAGAGAGTGCCTTTTTAACATCTGCCTGTTTGTCTTCCGGGATTTCAATTCCAAATGATTTAAGTGTGTCAATAAGTTTCTGCATAACATCCTCCTGGTCGTGTTTATTGACCTGCCGCCGCAGGTATGGATTAAGCCAGTTAGACCACTGGCAAGGTAACTGTGGCTATTGGATTCGAACCAATGAATGAGTGTTCCTCTCTCGGGGTCAAAGCCCGGTGCCTTACCACTTGGCGAAGCCACATTACAGTGTCTTTTCGGACTGGACACCAGTCTACAGGATAAGGCATAACCTTTTCAGCATCATGATGTTGTGATTCAGTCAAATCATAGACTGCCTGTAAGCAAGCAGCATAATTCTAACCGAATCAAAGCGGAATGTCCGGAATCGAACCGGAGACTAGGTTGCTCGTCCCTATCAGCTTTCCACTAGCTGCACATTCCGTCAACCCGGATTCCCGGGTTAGCAAAGTGTTTAACGTGTCATGCCTGCCACGAGTTGTTTCAGATATTTATTTCTTTTTTTAAAGAAAAATATAAATAACAAAAACTTTAATCAAGGAGGTGAGCCATCTTGCGTGCCAGACGGCAAATACGCACGACAGGATTCGAACCTGTTTAACTTTCCATTAAAGCGCGCGCACCAGCTACAAAAAGAAAGGAGGGTTAAAACGAAAATGTTAAAACAACTGTTTTACTTGTGCTTCCTGCTGCACAATTACATTATAACAGATTTCTTTCGACTACCTCTCTACCACTTTTGTGTTTTTAGAGCATATCCCGGAGCTTTTCTACGTATCTTTTGACAAGATCACGTTCCTCCCGGCACTCCGCATCCTTAGACATATCACTCATTTCTGTTGTGAGTTCGTCCAGATGTTCTTCCAGAGCGGCAAGCATCTTTCTTTTGCAGTCTTCAGACTTGCCGGAGCGATAGCTCTGTTTCTGCGTCATATAGTCGTCATAAGCATCTCGCCCATCAGAGCGGCTGTAATGCCCTCTGGCATAATGTTCACCACGTCTGGCATAAGAACTGCCCCTGTCGTAATCTGGCATCATTCTGCCGTCATTTGAGCTGTATCTCCCCATGCTGTCGCGCTTTCTTCCACGCTCGCTGTAATCGTCATTGTATCCGCCGCGCATCTCATCAAGGACAGTGTTGTAATATTCCACCTTTTTGTCCCAGTACTGCGTGTTCTTGATATCTTTGTACATATCAATCAGTTTGTATGTCATTTCCAAATTTCCGGTGGTCAGTCCATTATCAGCGATTTTGGACAGTTCGTCTTCAATTCTTGCGCATAAGTCTTTAATATCTCTCATAATCGCACCTCCTACGCTTCTCTGGTCACAACAATGTTTGCGTTCGCAACAGAAATCTCCTGATCGCTTGTGTTCTCTACTGCGATATTAATGCAACATCCGCGAGGTACATCAATATAGATGCCAGAGGACACATTGTTATACTGGTCTACTGCTGCCGGTGTGGAAATCATCTGAGAAGAAAGAACCGGTTCACCAGAGATTGCGATAGCCAGAGAAATAGCTTCAACAGTACCGCCTGTTGGAATTGCGATATTACCAGAAAAATCCACAAAGAATCTCGCTTTGCACTGGTTAGTCAGCCCTCTTAGTGTAATGATTCCGCTTCCCTCTCTGTGCTGAATACAGTTAGAACCTTTAACTGCTGTGTTTGAAAATACTACGTTTCCATTTGCTGCTACAGTCTGAGCAGCTACATTTGTAAATTCTGCCATAAAAATACTCCTTTCATATCACAAAAGGACAGGTCTCAGCCTGCCCCTCTGTGTAATACGGCATAAGCCGACATCCGAAATCAATCGAAAGATACTCTCGATATGAAGTTATCAGCAATTGCATCCGGTGTTGCATCCGCATCCGTAATATGTGTTCGGATTAGGAACCTGATATGCCGGAATCGGTGCCGGATTGATTGCATTAATGAGCTGCTGTGTCTGTGAAGCCATTGCAGTTGTGAGAAGTGCGCTCTGTCGATCCTGAGAAGCGGCACGTCTGAGATCATTATTCTCAGCCTGCAAGTTAGAAATCTTTTCATTGCAAAGATAGTCTAAAACGGCTCTCGCATTTGCATTCTGGTTATCAATGATATCTCTTGTGTTACTGTTCATTGTGTTCTGCAATGCGCAGGTGTTCTGCGCCATATTGTAGTTTACGCCCTGGATAGCTTCTCTGGTTTCGCAACAGCAGTTCGCAAGCTGCGCCTGGAGTGCGTTGGTGTTCTGCATATTCGCCACAGTATCAGCATTGATTGCCTGCTGGATTCCAAATCCGGTCTGCATGATATTCGTGTTGATTCCGTTAAATCCAGTAAGCATACCGTTGTTCACTGCATAGAATCCATCACAGAGGCCGTTGTTGATTCCGTCAAGTTTGCTAATTACTGCGGAATTGTCAAATCCTCTCTGAATGTCTGCCTGAGTAGCTGCTGTGGCTGCATATCCGCCGCCGTTGCCATTATTGCCCCAGCCGTTGTTTCCCCATCCGAAGAAAGCAAAAATGAATAAAACAATAATCCACCAGCTACCATCTCCACCAAACATGCCATCATTCCTGTTATTTCCAGTTAAAAGAGCAACGTCTGATGCTGTTAAATTTCCATCCATAGTTATAATCTCCTTTTTGTGTATTTACATCAATCTGGCCAGATTGTAATGTACTATTTCATTCCTTTCAGCATGTGTTGAAACTGTCCTGCCATCTGCTGAACTTGATTAAGCTGTTGCTGAGAAATCTTCCCAGACTGTAACATCTTCTCAACTTCCGCTTTCGGGTCTCCCTTAAAATTCTGTTTAAACTGCATAAACTGTTGCATCATCTGCATTGGCCCGTTTCCCTGTGGCATCCCACCACCAAGTGCGTTAAATAATGGATTACTCATCTGCGTTTCCTCCCTTGACCGCTGATTCCTGTGCGGTATTAGCCCTAACAGGTTCAGAAAAAGAATTTAATCGGTTTATGATAGCTTCGTATTTGCCCTTTAAATCGTCATATTCTTGTCTGGTGACGTATTTACTGTCCATGTTCTGAACAGGCTGTTTAGGTGGCATCTGAGTGCCTACTTCATGATACTCAAACGTCCGTAATGGCTGTGGCATACCGGAAACGTCTGTGGATTTTATGTAGAACTTTTCACTTTCACTGTCCATCAGTAAAACGCTTGTCCCGGGTGCTACCAGATAGGATTTTGCGCCGACTTCGCCAGATACCCACAGGATACCATTATTCTGTTGGGGTTGCTGTACTGATTGAGCTGGCATCTGGACAGGCTGTTGCTGGAACTGATTCATCTGTCCCGGAACGCCAAAACTATATTGATAAGGATTGTTATATAATGCCATCTTATGCACCGCCTTTCTGATTATATTTTTGCATAGATGTATCAATCTAAAAAGTTCAAAAAAGTATCGAAAAAGTATTGACATACCACCAAATTGGTGGTATTATATAGTCATCAAAGGAACGGAGGAAAGTAAAATGAAGAAATACAACTTATCAAACATTATGAAAAGAGCATGGGAACTGGTTAAGAAATCTGCAATGACAATTTCCTCTGGTCTTAAGAAAGCATGGGAGGAGGCAAAGCATATAGAAGAGACTATTGAAGAAAAACTCATTCGTCTCGGTTTTAAAGTTTGGGAAAAAGACGTAAAGCGTCGCATTTACATTGATTATGTAAAGTATCTCGACGTTGTAGAATCTGATACAAATGCAGCTTTTTGTTTTACCGTAAACGGGATTTGTGTTGATAATTGGAACCGTTTTAAAAGAAAATATATTATGCAGAACATTTTGACCGGGTACTGCAAATTATATTATGATCTTGTTGAAAACAAATGGGGCATGAAAACCGCTCCTTATGCTGAAAAAATCCTTACAACAGTAATTGATAAAATTATGGTTGCATAAAAAGAATGGAGGAATGCAAAATGGAAAAATACAACTTATCAAATATTATGAATATTGTTTGCAAAAGTTCCGGTCCAGTATATCATCAGATCTTTGTTCTGACTATTGCCGGAAAAAGCAATTGCAGATCAATCAATGTGAGGCAGATCTTCGCCGCGGATACAGGAGAAATCTAAAGAAATATCTTGACGAGCGAGAAAAATATAAGGCCAGTCAAAGAAAGGATTGTATATGACAATTAAAGAATTGCGAAATTTTACTGGATTAAGCCAACGGGCTTTTTCCGATAAATACAAAATTCCTAAAAGAACAATTGAAAACTGGGAATCCGGAAAAAGCAAATGTCCGGATTATGTGAGACAGCTGTTAGAGCGAGCTGTCTTGGAAGATTCAAAATAAAGCTGCTGAAAACTTACAAGTCAAGGAGGAAAACAGCATGAAATTAAATACATTATCCTACGTGTTAGGAAATAACGACACAATTGAAACTGGCAAGACCTATTATTTCGGCCAACTCTGGGACGGAAACGGGGACGGCGAAGAATTATTAGAATCCGGGGCGATTGCAGTATATCAGGACGACGAGGAATTTATTGTTGACTTCGAGATTCTGGAATCTGCGGAGGATATTTTGCAGACCCGGGTTAAGGTTATTGGGATTGATTAACAGGAGGAAAAAAGAAATGAAGAAAACAATTGATTTATTGAACGCAGCTGTAGAAATGGGATTCAACAGAGAACAGGCGCTTGCAGACATCGACGCAAGCCTTGACGCAGAATTTGAAGAAAGAGAGCCACTCATGGAGGAAGAAATACCAGAAATTTTATACAATGATATTCTTGAAGGATTTCGAGTAGACAAGGAGATGAACGCATGAAATCGGTAATGATACAAGGACATATGGACACCGCCCGGTTTTCAATACCGGGATGGAATGGCAAGCGGGGCGAAACATACCCACTTCCGCCTTTTTCTACAATTGCCGGGATGGTCCATTTTCTTTGCAGGTGGGACAGTTGGCATGATATGAAGATATCCGTATCCGGCAATGGAGTCATGAACAAGCCGGAAATTTGCATGAGGTGGCGCGGCGGTGCTGTTGCAGGGTCAGAAACAGAAGAATTTAAGCAGCGGTTCCCAGTCCGGGTGAAATCTGGGGATTCGTTTGTAGGATGGGTTAATACACTAATTTATGAAGCGTTTGCCTCTGATCTGGACCTGCGGCTGCATATTATGCCGGATAACCAGGAAGAAGTTGACGTAATTTACAGGAAAATCTTAAATCCCCGGACATTCCCAAGTCTGGGACGGCATGAGGACTTGATAAGGATTGACGACGTGCAGGTTGTCGATATTCTGCCGGCACAGGAAATGGCGCTTGATATGTGCGCGTATGCACCGTCTACAATTAAGGTACCCGGAACTGTTTACACAATTCACAAGGACTACGTGATCAAAAATGGAAAACGAAGATTTAATGACATTCCGGTGAAATATTTAGACCGAGGAATGAAAGTATTTGCAGATTGTGATAATTTAAACAATCCTTGCTTTTTCCTTTGATTTGTGTTATTATTCAGATAACAGTTACGAATGTAACTGAATGTAAAATCAAACTGGTAATGAATTATTTTTAATAGTTCCATAGTGGAAAGACGCAAAATAAGCCCCTGAGAGATAATCCCGGGGCTTTTATTGTCGTCTTAACACACTTTGATTATTTTATTGTTTACCCGGCGGCTTAACCGTTTCGCCGTGGATATACTCACATTCATCTGTTCAGCACAGTATTCGAGAGTGTGTTCCTTGCATCTCAGCCGGAACAATCTTTCTTCATCCGGTGTAAAATTGCACTCTGTCAAGAACCTGTCTATATCTTTCTTTGTGAACACATATAATTTCATGAGCATACCCCTTACTAATGCTAACGTTGATTCTGCGCAAGATAATTTGTAAGTTTCTGTTTTGTTTTTTTTAATTCCTCGACGTTATTCCCACTGATCTGACTGTCCAACATGGTTGATAACACTTCCAGGATTAATGAATCTCGCTCTGCGATTCTCCGAAGACTTTCATAATCTCGCCTATCATGTTCTTCCAGTGTCTCTACCCGCTTATTAAGTCGGAATGCCGGAGCAATCCACTTAAAGATTACGGCTGCCGCCCCTCCTATGATAGAAATGCCACCACAAATTGATAGAATTGTTTGTATTGCTTCAATAATATGCATATTGATATACCTCTTTAATATTTCATTGATTTGTGATATAATATTTGTGTACGGATAGGGTAGCTCCCGAAAGTCTCATGTCCTAGAGATTTCCGTACATTTATCAATAGGACACGCACACTGAAAGGACAGGTGTTATTTTTATGCAAGAAATTTGGAAAGATGTTGTCGGTTATGAAGGATTATACAAAATAAGCAATCTTGGCAATATTATTAGTGCAAGGAGAAATTACAATAAAGGATGCAAGTATTTGACTCCTTTTGAAAACGATGGTTACGATAGAGTAACACTTGTTGTTAATTACAAACGTAAGAACTATCTCGTTCACCGCCTTGTTGCAGAGGCATTTATTCCGAACGTGGAACAAAAAGAAGTAGTGAATCATATTGACGGGAACAAGAAAAACAATACTGTTGATAATCTTGAATGGGTCACGAAACAAGAAAACACTTTTCATGCAATAAATACAGGATTGCGCTCCGCTTCTGTCCCTCCTCATGGAAATTATAAGAGAGGAAACAGTCCAAGAGCAAAAGTTGTTTATCAATATGACTTAAACAATCATTTTATCGCTGAGTGGAGTTGCGCAGAAGATGCCGCAGACCACGTAAACGGTCGAAAAGATAGCATCAGTCGTTGCTGTCGTGGTGAACGTCGAACTCACAAAGGTTTTGTGTGGAAATACAATAAAACATAATAGTGGATATTTATCCATTTTTTTCCCAATAATAAATCGGTATTTCGTTTCCGCTATTCCATGTATCGAAATATTTGCCCTCTTGTACCGTCACCACATGACCATCTATGCAGAGAATGTATGTGCCTGTCGGATGGTCTGTGCAAAAGTCGTTGACTGTATAGATATATCGTTCTGATTGTTCAATCAGTTTACGTCTGTACCCACGTTTATAGAGGTACGCTCCCCAGACATAATTTGCGCTTGGCATATCTGATAGAGCGCACGCCTGTATCATTAATCCGGTGAATACTGTTTCCCAGTCGAAACCGGTTGCCTTGCATATTGCCCGGACAACGCAATCTCCTGTTCTCTTGCCCTTAACAGGATTAGGATTAAAATACTCCCATCTATCCATCAGTCAATCCCCTTTGCTGTTTTATATCTCTTCGCCGCTCCTCTGGCTTTAGCGGCGTTCTGGCGGTTCCACTTCGCTATCATGAGCCGGTCTTGCAGTTCCCTCAGGTCATTCTGCTTGCAGTAATCTTTGTATGCAGCATTTTGCTTTTGGAGAAGATAAGATTTCCGGCCAAGGTCTTGCTGGAGCGCGAATTTCGCCTTTTCATTCGGTGCATTGTCAACTCCTGCTTGCAGTCCAAGAACTTCACGCTTCGTTTTGCGGATTCTCCGTTCATAAGTACGTTGTCGTTGTTCCTTTTCGTACTGCTTCCCTTTGTTGACTTTATCCTGTGCTGATAATTCTGCATAGGGATTCGGCATTCCTTCCACCCAAACTGAAAAATGATGTCTGCAATTTACTCCGCATATTCCATCAGCTTCGCCATAATGACAATTTTCAATAAAATCTGGATAGCGGCTTGCTTTTTGCTCCAACATTCTACGATATTCTGGCGTATCTCGTTCCTGAAAAAACTCCGGCTTGATTTCTTTTAATTTTTCCCAGTCTATAGAAAATACCTGTCCTTGCCATACTTCATGGCTTGGTCGACTTCCTATATGTGCAGATGTCAGTACTAAACCATATCCCATTTCTTTCATTCTTGCCAACTGAATATCAGCACATGCCTGCGCCACACCAGTTCTGACAGAACGTGCAACTGCTGTTTCAATGGTGTCTTTTCTGCCAGATGGATATGTGACTGTCACGCCATCTGATACAACATTATTAACTGCCTCTTTGATGGCTTGTGTATACCCAACCGCCCCAGCCATCACATGATTATATGCAAGGTCGCATTGCTCGATATAGAGCCTCTGAGCGGCACTTGCAGTGGTTCTTGTGAAATTCTTCCATTCACCCATGGTCGCAAGCATATTCCGTTCCATGAGCCTTATCATAGCCGGGGACTGTTCGAGCGGTACAGGGCTTAATCCTGCCGACTTGTATATTTTATCGTCATAGTTCATTGCAGTGATTCCGGCATCTTCAAACGCTTCAAGGAGTTCCTGCTGTTCACGTTTGGTATATTTGGATAGTTCTGCCAGAATGTCCTCTAACAGTTCACCGGATTCCTGTAACGTTCTGATTCTCCACGCATCAGCATTGGTCAGAATATAATCTTCACCTCTGCCGATTCTTGCCATCATCCTCGACACGATCTCAGAGACGATATACTGATGCAGTTCTTCTGCTATCTGCTCGCTGCCCTCTGTGATTTGCCGTAAATATTCTGGGCTTAACATAACTATTCATCTCCAAACAGTTTCGGTTCGTCTGGCTGGGCTTCTTTGACCATTGCTTTCGCATCGCTTTCCGTCATTCCTTCGAATTTTACAAAATACATCCATGCCGGAACCTTGCCCTGTACAACATACTGCCACCATCTTGCACGGTCTTCTTCTCTGTTGTAAGTTATGTCTCCGAAGTCGTATGTTACTTTATACACACCAACCGGAGCCAGGCCGTACAGATCGGCAAAAACATTGAGCGCATAGATTACGCCATTCAGACAATCCTCCAGCTTATCCCGGATGTCTTTGATAAACTGAATTGTCCTTCGGTCGTCTGCTTCTACCTGCGTAGCCGTCACCATACCGGTTTTTTCATTAAAAACGAAATATCCGTTGGAGAATCCAATCTTATATCCCATCTGGTTTAAAAGGGCATTTATACCGACTATACGGATATCTGTGTTGAGTTGCGGATTGATTTCTTGATAGAATTCTTTCTCGTCCTGTCCGAATACGTTTTTGACATAATGTGGCAGTTTCATCTCATTCCGCCTATTCTCAAATGCCTGTGGCGACATGGCTGATACAGGTGCGCCGTTTGGCATCAGCAGTCTATCATCTGCCAGGACTATCTTCTGAGAATCGAAAATCTCTCCGGCATTACGGCTGTATGCAATGTCGAGGTCTTTTAGTTCCTCAATAGCTTCTGCAAATATCGGAAGTCCAAGTGGTGCACTAATATCCACGTTGTTCGCCTGTGGTGTCCGCAGCATTCCATACAACGGTCCGTCCAGCTTCTCGCCGTTTGCCTTGAGTATTGGTGGCGTGTCTGCCATAAGGTCAGCCCACTTGGTCTGTTTAAGGTCAATCTTATCGCCGATGCTCTGAGGAGATTTTGATACATAAGCTCTGTTGGAGACGTAGTACGGATAGGTTGTTACGCCATCCACGGTGGTCTCAACAAATCTATGATATTCAAGTCTTGTATAGTATTTCCGTCCAGCAGTATAAGAATCCTTAAATATAATCCCTTTGATTTCCTGATTGTCATAATCTACAATCATCACATCTGCCGGAGTAAATATGTCAAGTCCTTCTCCATTTGGTTTAATGAATACTGTTCCATAGGCGCAGCCATATTCTACCCAGTGACGGATCTGGAAATATACCTTGTCAATCTGTTCCTGCAACCATGTTGCCCTTGCGGAACCATCAATCTGAATGCCGATCGCCAGTGTTGCGAGCCGTGCTGTCTCTGAGCAGACAGATTTCGCAAAATTGATCGTTTTGATATTATTCTTATCATCTAACCATTCCGGTGCTCCCCTATAGATGTTCGCACACCGATTAATCAGCGATTCCATTTCTGGAAATTCTGCTGCCTGGATGTTGAAATCCTCTTCGGCTTGTTTTTTAAAAATCATGTTAAACCACCTTTTTAGTGTTGTTATAAGTCCCATTATGCACTGTAACCTCTCCTGTTAAATAACGGCTCATAAGCATACCTAAGCGCCGAGATTGCATGATCGTTTCCGTCAGGATAACCGCTTATCACATTCCCCTCTTTGTCCCTGTCATACTCATATTCTGTGATTTCCTTGTATGCGTTCGGTGTCCGCTTCGGGTCAATGACAAGTGTCTTTGTCTGTAAGAATTTAAAACCATACTCGATGCTTCCCGGGCCTTTAATTGCTCCTCTGGCAGGAAGTCCGGCATCCCGGAAGTCGTTCACGGACTTAGGTTCCGCAGAATCACATATCATTGTATAATCGTCATAGCCTTTTTTCTTGATCCAATCAGCGGTCTTGGAGTTGCTCCATTTATTTACATACAATTCGTCAATCAGATATATTTTCTCTCTGGCAGAATCGTAATAAGTTCGGAGATAGCAGAAGGCATCCGGGTACCATCCATAATCTACGCCAGCGAAAATACGATCCATGTGGCTGATCTCTTCGTCTGTAATATCTCTGATTTCCAAATATTCAAATACGTTTCCGCCGTCACCGTTCGGGACGCCCAGATATTCATGCTCATAGGCTTCTGGATTGATTTCTTTCAGGTGTGCTGCATCGTCAATAAACTTCTGTCCGAGCCACTCCGCCGGGGCTTCCAGATAACTCGAATGATGAATAACTCTTTTCGGGTTAGGCGTGAGCTTGATCCTGTTTACCCAGTTTGATTTTGATTTTGGTGGGTTATATGATGAAAAATCATAGGATTCATCGCCACCACGAAGCACTGACTGATTAACAGAACGTTCCTGGGCATCTCCCTTCATTTGATCTTTTTCTTCTTTCCAGAGGATTCCAATATATCCAAATTCCGGCTTAATGGATTTCAGTTTGGTTTCATCGTCCAGACCACGGAAGTATATTGTCTGTCCCGTCTTAATATACCTGATCTCAAGTGGCGACACCTTACATTCAAATTCTTCCATCAGTCCCAGTTCGTTGATAGCCCATTTCATGTTAGCATATACAGAATCTTTCAGAGTACCGGCCACCTGTCTTGTAATGCAGGCGTGCATCTGAGGATTATTCTTGATAAGCTCAACAATCTTAAAAGCTACGAATGAAGATTTTAGACCACCTCGACCACCCTCGAATACATATTCGATATTAGGCTTGATTTGCCGGTTAATATCCACGAATGCCTTGCCAAGTACTCTGGCAGGAAGTTCATATTTGTTTTCGTCTGATTTTGATACAGCTACCAACTGCTCCCATTTGTCTACTGCCTGCATATTTCCTTTGATAGCTTTATCATATACAGCGGCTACAATGCAGGCGTTATTATTTGCGTCCTCATCAGATATTCCCATATTTGTGAGTTTCTTCTTTGCAGCAGTCGGAGCAGGGTTCTCAGCTATCATTTTTGCTAATTCAGAAAGGGTTTTCTTTTGACGACGAGACTGACCAGAAGCAATGCCGCCTTTTTGACCGTTTTTCACTGCTTCCTCACTGCTTCGACCAGGTTTAAAAGGTTTTAAATTTTCCTCGTTTGCCATCCTATTAACATCCAATCATATCCTTTCTGAATTAAAACGCCCTAGCATAGTTATAGTTATATATACTATAATACCATACTAGGGCGTACATAGCTCTCTACCACTTTTATAAATTTTTAAGTTTTTTTAAAGTCTGCCAATCAGCTTAGCTAAATGATAATATTCCGCCATGACCTTGCGTTTGTAGCCATAAAAGTCATTCTCTGTTGCAGGAACCGTCCTGATTTTCTCCATTGTTCGATAGCCGATGCTGTTCACGATACTGTCATAAATTTGTGATTCAATACCGGGCGCATATTTGATAGATACCTGTAACAGATTGTATTTATCGCTTTCGCTAAGATTCCGCAAGTGACTTTGTAATGTCGGTATATCGTCCGGCGGTATTCCGTAGTCAATCAGTGTTGCCTTCCTTAACTTCATTTATTTCACCTTCTTCACTCAAGTTCCAGTCACATGGTATGCCTTGAAAACATTCTGGACAGTGTTCGTAGAATCCGCAGCCTTTGCAATCCGCTGGCTGTCCAGTACAATATTGCTGTAGTACGCGGTATGCTGATATAGCAAGATTTGGCGTTATGTCTGGTGTAGGTTTATCTGGCATAGTTATCACTCCTCTCAAATCGTATAAACATGCTGTTTTGGTGCTACTTTTCCACGTTCTCTCCCTTTCTCGAAAGGTCTTACAAATACTTTTTTGCTTCATCAAGTGTTAATCTCTCCATCTACTTCACCTCTTCCATCTGACTTTCTACAGTATCTGCAAGTAACTTTAAGGACTTAATAAACGAGTCCGTCAATGCTGTTCTGTCTGGGTATTTAGCGAATGTTCTGACAAGGTTTATAGCATCTTTGAGCTTCTTCTCATATTCAGTTACGTCTGATGCTTCTACTAATTCATATCCCGGTTCAAGGCTGGCATTTCTTGTTAGTCCTTTATCGCTATAGAACTTTAATATATCCGGGATCTGCTGTTCTTCAAAAGGATATGGATACGTTTCTTTTCCGCCGTACCATCTATATCCCTGTTTCTTTGCTACTTTCAGAATATTTTCATACTCTTCATGTGTTCTGACTAATACGCATTTATTTGCCAGATCAATCATCTACTTCACCTCCTGTAATTTTGCTAATACAAGTGTTCCAACCTCGAATCCATGCAAGACTAAGTTTACTTCTCCAATATTCCTCTTCTTTCTCCTCCGGCAATGGCTTCAATGGACACCAATCAGGCTTACCTTGACAATATTCATATTCACAATCAATTTTCTTAATAAGGCTTGCGTCTTTATCGTCATCTGAAATTGAACAACATGCTTCAACACCTTCATCTAATTCATAACAGAATTGACAATCTAAGCAATTCTCTGGTGTGTCAATCACTAACACTGATTTACTCATAATTCCTCCTCGAGACAGCAATACACTATTGGATAACCAGTATCACAATCACAATTGTTATAATCAATGTCTTCCAATGCCTTACTTTTTGCTATTTCCTCTGCTTCTTCTTTTGTGTCGGCTTCAATATCGTAATAATCAATTGATAAGCTCACGCCAACGCTTACATACCATTTACTCACCGACTTCACTTCCTCTCAGCATCAGACTCAAAGTGTTATACCCCGGACAAGTCCTGACTCCGTTTCTGGTATCTCTTAACAGGACGCAGTACGGATATAATGCCATGACCTCATAGACGTGTTCCGTGGTGTCCTCACCTCGCTGGTCGATGTATTTGAAGCACTTTCCAGGTCTAAGAAAGTATCTTGCACATACATATGCTTTTGTTCCGAATCTTGCGCTTGCACTACTCATTTATGTTCCTCCTGTAATAATTCTTTATTGTCGAAAATATTTCCAACTACTTCATAATGTTCAAGATCAAACTCATCGAGATATTCTCTATCTACGCTACCGGTTTCATGTACTGCCCAACCTGCAATGCCCCATTCAACAGTTTCATATGTCGCATCCTCTGGGTAGGATTCGTCCAAGTGCGCCATCAGAATATCATTTTCCCAAATTTTCTTCCCATTCTTATCGTAAAGTCCTGTGAACTGGCAGAGGGTTTTTGGATTAATTTCCGTGTATTCCCATACCGTATGACTATCTACATGGAAGATTAAATGTTCTTCATTTCCTAAAAAGTTATGTCTTTTCTGATAATATCCCTCAACCCATTCATCGTCTCCAACCCGCTTTGCCCTGAAAAGAATTTCTCTCATTTGTTTTACCACCTTTCACAATTTCAACTGCTTCATCCAGACATTGGGCTGTATACCAATCGTCGCCCGATTCTGAAACTTTATCTTCGATTAACATTTCCAACTGCTCAACAACCTTATTCACATCAAAAGCTGTCGGCTGATTATTGACGCAATCAATAAACTCTTTCTGATCAGAACTAATACTTGTGCCAATTTCCCAAATTTTGATGTATTTAATTAATTCGTCTGCATCAATCAGTCTTCCCATTTTTTCGTCTCTCCTTTCAATCGCTCGCCATAAAATTACCAAAGCATAACACGCATGCTATAATATTAAGTGTCATAACATCCCACTTCTGATTGATTATATTCACAACAATGCATCCAGCATTTGCAATGCCTAAAACTAATGCAAAATATTTATTCATTATTTTCTCCCTCTGCGATATATTCTTCGCACTCCTCCGCATATTCATAACTGTCCATCATGTCGCACCGGTTATTGCAACCGTCTTGTTTTTCACAGCAGATACAGCATTTTGTTTCATCGTCCGGACAGGTTAATTTACATTTTCCCATTAATCCAATCACCCTCCTTTTCAAAATACTTATATCTGCTACTGATTTTTACTGGCTTTGTTGTGTCTACTCCATATTTCACTTCGAGCATAAGACGATATTTTCCGAATGACTTCACGGGCACTTTGAATCTTGTGAATGTCTTGCCATCTTTCTTAAAAAGTGACATATCCATGTTTAGTCCTCCTTATATGGTTCTGGAAGCGGTCGCCATGCCGTGACGCCTTCGCAGTTTAAATGCCATGAACCGTATATACAATACCCAGCACGAACGAATGTCGTTCCTCTGCGGGTCTTGCACGATACAAGAACCGTCGTATCATCTTCCGGCAATCTCTCACTGACCGGAATCCAATCGTTTGATTTTTCATCAACTGCTAATGCTTCGCAGATTTTATCAATCATAAAATTCGCATCTTTAACCGAAAGATAATTTAGTCCACATGTTTCATTTAAAATTTTTCTAATTTTGTCAATTTCACGTCTTGTGTCACTGTATCTCATACTTCCACCTCACTATCCGCTGGCATCTGAAAGACCATGTTCTTTTTAAAACTTTTTACAAGTTCTTCGAAACCATTGACTTGAATATTGTTTGATTCTGCAATTGATCGATGTCCTGTAAATCCTGTCAAAAAAGTACAAGTAATTTTATATTCTTCATAGGCTTCCTGAATCATATCCAGTACTTTAAGGGCTTTTTCCACAGAAGAATATCTTGCCATCACATGCAAACTTGAATGATCTCTAGTTGATACCGTTATCGAACACTCCGAAAGATCACCATATTTTAATATTTCAACAAAATTTCCATCAATAGCAATTAGACTTTCTTTATCCTGACTTCTGATCAACATTTTACATCCTCCTAATCATTTACTCTTTGATTCCACTGCTCTACAGCTTCTTCCTCTGTTTCTCTCCAACGTTCAACCATTCCATCGCATTCTGTGCAGGCTACAAGATATTCTTTTGTTGAATTATTATATTCATTAATCAGTATTTCTGCCTTTCCTCCACAAAACGGACAAGGTTTTAATTTATCCATTTTTCCTCCTTATTTTCTCATATAATTCAAAATATTCTTCCAATGTTTCTGGCAGTTTGATACAATCTGGCTCATAAGGCTCTGGATATACAGTATATCCGCACTTCGGGCATTTGATTTCCGGCGGATAGTACTCAACCCATTCCATATTTCCACCACATTTTCTGCAACGAATGTATCTCTCTACTTTCTTTGGTTTTGTCTTGAAGAATGAAGCGTAATTATTGTTTTTCATTGTCATCCTCACTTTCCATATCTTTTTAAAACTTCTACAATTGCATTAATGTGCTCTGATAATGCGTCTAAATCTTCATCTTTAATTACTCTCAGCCCACGGCTCGACTTGAAATCTTCAATGGCATATACACCATCTCTGATTTCCTTGAATTTCTTTGCCATTTCGCTTTCTTTTATGGCTTCGGAATCGTATTTGTAAAACACTTCATGTTTATCGTATTCTCCAATGTCGGTTTCAATTTTGGTTCGTTTAGGAGTTATGCGTACAATCTTTGCAGGATACATCATGACATGTCTAAAACTTGCTCCCCATCCGCACCGTACTTCCCTTGCAACTCCAACCACATCTCCGACTTTTAAATCATCTTTATTTATCGGGCTTAATTTTGCTATTACCATCTTCTTGTCATCCTCACTTTCCCCATGTAAGCAACTGACACGCTATTGCACAGTCTTCCATGATTAATTTACCCAAATGCTACCTGCCCGTTATTCTCCGGGATTCTTTAATACAATCCCTAACTCTTCTTTAATAGCGTCTACATAATCAATCCATTCCGCCAGACCGTCATTGATATAATCGGCAGCCCGGTCAAGTCCATTTCTGAATCTCTGACAGCGTTTCTCACCAAAACCGAAATCATCATGCAGAACGGCGATTGACAATATTACGAATGAATCCGCTATAACCTCTTTTATCTTTTCTGATGCTTTATCAAGGTCTTTTACTGCCAGAGAGGTATGTATCCCGGTCGCACCCCGGAACTTGCATTCCTGTTCGAGGGCTTCAATCCCGCCCTGCTTGACAATTCGTCTGGCAAGGTCAAGCCCGTCTTCCCTGCCTCGTTCATATTCACGCATTTTATTCATTGTGTTAGACCTCCACTCTTTTTTAGTTTTCCCATCCAACAGCCCTCCTTATCTTCTGAGTCAGAATGTCAAATTCCATCAACATCCTGCGATCATTCTTGTTTGAGTATGCGATTGTTTGTTGCCCATCATATATGACCGCATATCTTCCGTTAATGCTATATGCCCCGCTGATTGCCTGCGATATCTGGCTTCTTGTCTTTCCTGTCAATTCTGATATTTCAGCAAGCGTCAGCTCCCCGATATACTTTGAACCGTCGTATACATCATACAGTTTCATTTCGTCTCCTTGCTTGTCTTTCTTATTCCGTACCCAACCGGAGTATATGCCCTGTCGGTACTGGGATGGTTTGTCTTGAGCAGGTTATCATCAATCAACTGATTAATATGTTTCCAGACCGTAGCTCTCCCGGCATCCACCTTTTCAGAAATCTCTGTAATTGACGGTGCGTATCCAACCAGTTTAATATAACTGACGATATACATATAAATTTCTTTCCTGAGAGCCTGTCCCTGTTCGTATCTATTTTTCGTGTTGTACATTCTTTCTCAACTCCCTTTGTTTGGAATCAATAAATTTGCAAAATGCCAAAACAAGTTCTTTGGCTAATGGATCTGGATATATTTCTATCAATTCCATACAGCGATCATAGGCCGCTTTTGAATATTCATCTGTGAGTTCAACCAGATAAAACTCTTTTATTAATTCCCATAATTTAGGCATAAACATTGCCATCATTGGAATATCTTCTTTCTTTACGCTTGCCATTTCTTCTCCCTTGGATGTGTAACGTGTAACATAAGTATTTAATTTTTCCTATAATTACCTTTTTATATAATTATTAAAATATACTTTATAGTAAAATATTAGTTACATTAGTTACACTAAGTAAAAAATCCAGTATTTATAAGGGTTTGAGGGTGTTTCCAGAGTGTAACTAAGTGTAACTAGCCGTAACTAAAATCATTCAAATGGTATCTCACACTCACACATTTTTTCAAATTCACTTAATTTTCTGACTTTTTGGTAGCATATCTGTGGACCATACTTTCCACATCTCACCCGTTTCCCACCATTTTCCCTTTCCCATCCGTCAATACAGTTCTGCATGATGGAGTGAATTTCGTTGGACTCAAACCTTGTGGGCTTACGGCCCTCGTTGCCCAGCGCCTGTTCATATAACATTGCGACGCAAACACGTGGCTCTGCTGTATGGTCTAGCCATTCTTGGATAATTCCAACCCTTACATCCTCTTCCATGAATTCTTCCTGTTTATCCTCTATATATTGCTGTAAATTCTTCGGAAGAATTAATTTAGGCGTTCTATCGGCCTTTTCGAAAAGCTCCATGGCTTCTCCCCAAGCATTTGTAAAGTCTGACGCTACGGCTTGTGGATCATCAAACATGGATTTCAGGACGTGCTCCTTTCTCGTGACTATCGGAAGGAATCGTCTGTTGCCTGTTCTATCGGTCAGAAAACGGTCATTGTTAGTTGTCCCGGCAAATACGCATACTCTTGGTCTCTGCTCCGTCCTGCGGCCATATGGAGGCCTGTACGTGTCTACTGTGGACGTTAGAAATGCTTTGATGCTCTCGACTTCTTTTGCTTTTTTGGTTGCTAGTAGTTCTGCCAATTCCACCATCCACATACCACGCAGCTTTTCCGGGGCTTTGTCGCCCTCGACTGTATTGAAGTTGTCGTTATACCATGCATTATTGAGTGATAAAAGTCTCAGAAAGGTAGATTTTCCAATTCCCTGTGAACCGTACAGCACTGGCATGTAGTCAAACTTACATCCCGGATGGAATGCCCTGCTGATCGCACCTAACATAAACAGTTTCATACACTCCCTGGAATATTCTGTGTCTTCCACTCCCAGATATTCTGGAAGCAATTTGATGATATATCCTGTCTTTTTATTCCACTTATTCTTATGAATGTCAGTAAGCATATCAACAACAGGGTTGAATCTGTTTCTATTTGCCACGATATTAAGTGCTTCCATGATCTTCTCCAGACTCTTTAGCCCGTATTTTGATTCAATGTACGATTTCAAATTGCTGTCATCACTGTTACTCCATTCCCTGTACATGTTTACATGTTCCCACGGGAGGCTTCCGCAAACAAAGGGCGCGTATGATAACTCGTTATATTTAATATGTCCATACAAATCAGGGTCATACTCAATGGCTTCACACATGTTCTTAATGCTCTGAATCATTGTTCCTTTTTCTGTAAAATCAAACTCCGGCTCCCTCCATCCTTGCGTTGCAACCCCCTCTGAGTCAATATGAATAGGCTTTCCTTTATCATATCTAGTCGCGCTTGATACAATGACTTTGACTTCCTGCTCAGACAATGGAGGTGAACAGGAACTTTCATTCTCAGCTATGGTGGCTGCGAACACTGATTGATCCGACGCCCCCTTCGCCTGCATCATACATGCAAAACGAAAAAGCATTTGATTTCTTTGCCCTGCTGCCACAATATTCGGCATAGTAAAAGCTACGCCCTGTTTCTGATCGTCATGATTCAAGAAGTATTCTACATTGTTGTCAGCTTTTGCGATTTCAAATTCATCCGGTGAATATTCCCACTCGTACCGATTTCCGTTCTTATGTATTGATGGGGGAGCTACTACATACCCGCCATTTCCACGAATATCTACACCATCAATAATTCCGGCTCGGTTCTTTATTCTGCCATTTCCGCGATAGTATAAATGATATCCACCGCGCCCTGTGATAGCCGTCCATGTTTCTGGAAAATCTCCATGTTCGCGTTGCCAGTCTTCAAGTGAATGGTATCCATCTATTCCGCGATCTTCATCAATGTCCAAATCAATTACAAATACATTCTGGCTAACTGAGCCGGTCGCAAGACCTATATTTGCGTTTGGGTATTTTTGCCACCAGGCTTTTATCTGAGCCGCGTCCGTAGTTGCATCTTTACATCCATTTCTGGTAAGCGGGACTTTATCGCGGTATTTTAACGGGAAGACAGCAAATCCTTTTTTAGCATATTCGATAGCTGCATCATACATACTCGGATATTCACTCATTGCTATCACCTGTGAGTTGAATCGAATTTATAACCATCAAACTCACCCCTTTCAAGTCTTTCTTTTAAATCTCTGTATAAAATTTCTTTTATCAGTCTCCCAGATGTTTCTTCCTTGCAAAAAACCACATTCATATTGTATCGGACCATCCATGCAACACTGGAAGCTAAAAACGCATTGGAGTTGAATTTGCTTCGATATTTACCGTTCAAAAGGTTCTCCCAGCTCGAATTTTCACAAACAAGATAAACCCTACATTTCCGATCTAGTGCTCGCTCAAACTCTCTTTGGAATCTCTCGCGCCCTCTGGTAAAACATGCAGCCAATTCATCTAAATTCATTTTTCGTTCCACCACGCAGAATGGTTTAATGGTTTCACATGTGTCAAAAAGCGAACTACCATCTGGCAATACTGCATTGTAGGTGTAATCACCATAATCCAATGTTGCTCGACTATATGGAGCGGAAAAGGATTTATACCGCTTCTCCGCTCGCTCGGTTGCTTGCTCCCTGGAATCAACAAGAATCTGGAAAGACTTTAAGACTTCTTTTTGATCAAAAATATCCATTAGTTGAATGGCATCTCCTCATCGGTTCCATCTGGAATACTCATAAACCCATCTGAATTAGCGTGTGAAGAATTATTGCTGCTTAAAAGCCTATCCTTTGGAAGTCTATAATCGCCAGAACGGATTTTATCAACTTTGCAGAAGGATGCTAGATTGGTAGCTCTTCCAATGCTTCCGTCATTCTTTTCATATTCTCTTTCATTAAAAAGACCGCCGGCAATTTTGCCTTTGAACTTCTGCTCATCCCAGTCAAAATGATATCCCGGATTGGATTCTTCAAGAGCTTCTGTAAATGTTTTGAAGCGTCTTTTTGTCCAGTTATCTTTTTCTGATCCGTCATCATTCGGGATATTCAGAAGATAATTGCAGTGCCATTTCTTATCCTCATTCTGCTGAGCCTTATATTCTTTTGCGTAGAAGCCTGCATATTCGCCTTCTACGATATCGCAGCTGATTTTTACATACTGGCCTACACTATTACTACAAACTTCGGCTCCAAGAATCTTTACAACGTAACCACCTTTTGGAAGTACATCATAATCTCCATAAGCCTGTGTTTTTTCATAATCTCCAAATCTTTTAATCGCCATGTTTTTATCTCCTTTTAAAATATTTATTATAGTCATAGCACATAGAAATGGCTTCTTCTTTACTTGCACATTTCCTGTACTCACGAATTGCTTTATCACGGTATAATTGATGGATATAATGCGATTCGCATCTTATCCGATAGGCGTACCGGCCTATTAAAAATACATACCAGTTTTGTTCTCTCATCAAAACTCCTTCATAACTTCAATGACCTTCGTAATATCATTCGGAATATATTCCTCTTCAAATGCTCCCAGTGGCGTTCTTGCAGTGTCGTTATGAGAAGTGGTTGAAAAACAATAGGTATTCTCTTGTTTCATTGATCTGAGCAACCAGTTGAATTTACTGTCGATATTGTTTTTCTCAGTTTTTCTTCCATTGGTTTTGATTCTGGTAAACTCATAACCCGCGTCAGTCATTTCTGTTTGCGTGTGAAACAACAGGATCACTGTTAAATCGTCTCTGAGCTTTGACGGAATATCCACCAAGTCCCAGATGCTCGATGCGAGGTCCATCCACTTGTCATAGCCTTTCTCTTTGCATCTCCTCATTTCGTCCGATACCATTAAGTTATTTACGGTATCAACAACGAAATAATGGATATGTGGCGCTTTTTCTGCAATGTTTAAAAGATATTTGATTATAGTCTGCGGAAAACTGGTCTTTACATAATTATTCTTATCAGCGGAATACTGATCTCTCCACCCTTTCCAATTCAGGCCCTTCCCATCGCAATCACAGTAATAAGTTTCTTCTGGATTGAGATTGCGAAGAGATGTGCTTTTACCACTTCCGGGCTCTCCCATGATTCCAATTAAGTTTGCCATAGCTCACACCTCCGCTTTGTCATACACGATATGCTTGCTGCCTTCGATAATCAGAAGACTTGCAATTTGACGCATTGATAAAGTACTTTCATTGTAAATTTCTGTCAGCGCATTGTATACTTCTCCTGTTACTTTTACCGCTGCGTCTTTTTCTGCTATTGTTGGTTTCTTCCTCGCTGGAATATGGATTTCAAATTCAGTCATTTCTGTTCCTCCTTATATGATTTCTGCGCTATTAAAAGCCCATTTAAGGCTTGTACGTAGCCCGCCAATGTTCTAGCCTTGTATGATTCTTCAATGGGGTTATCCGGGACTGTGGCAAGCTGTATGTCGATTAGTCTCAAGACTTCCTGAATGCGTTCGTCCATACTTACACCGCCTTGAAAAAGCAATACAGGTTGTCTGAAGCATCTCCAAACTTCTCTCCGTCGATATCTTCAGCCTTGTGATACTCCACATGGTCCAGAGACATATCACAGTTCTCATAATCCAGAATGTAATCGCCTCTGAATTGAAGCTCTCTGAGCAGTTCATTAATACATTCTACTATCTCCAGACTGGGAAGAAGTTTCATAATTGCTATCTGTTTACTCATTTGGACACTTCCCATCTATCAGAAGTTCCAGTAAGAATGCTTTGATTACTTTGAGGCTTTCGCGACTTTCTTTCTCATAAAATGGGTTAAAAGATACGTTTTGGTACAAATCCCACTTAAACACGTCTTTTGGAAGGCAAACATCTTCTTTTCTTTTAAGCCCACATACTCTCATGCCATAAATCGAATAACTGAATTCGACATTTGCTGCCGGAACTTCGTTCACAACTCTTTTACAGAGTTCGTAAATTTCATCAATCTCTTTCTCAAACATCTTCTTATCCTCCTTATTTCTTACCAGTCTGCTTTCATCTGGCGCACCGCCCATGCTGCCGAGATACCGAAAAAGATGTTCAGCCAGATAGGTATATCTACATATTTCCCGGCAAGCATACAAACAGCAATTAGCATATACTCTTTCATTTTATTTCATTTCTCCTGCAATCCACGCAAGGTTGCTTGCCACCAGTGCGGCAGCCGTCACAACCCATGCTGTGAACCATCTTTTTGACTTTTTCTTGCTTTCTTCGACAATTTCAGTCGCAAGTGTTACTTCGATGTCAGCCCATGTTGGCTGATTTTTGTTTCTAATTTCGCTCATATCTAGCTAATTTCTCCTTATTTTTTCTTATTTGTCTTTACAATTAGCAGATAGAGAACTATAATGTATCTATCCACTAAGGTGTTTTAGTGGTGCAAAGCTCCGGGGTGGAGGTTTCGGCTCCCTCCGGGGCACTCACTTATTGAGAGCCTCTTTGCCTTTCCAGACATGACCAGTTACTTCATAGACTTTCCTAGGGCTTATGATGTATGTGATTCGTCCACCGGAAAGGCTTTTTGCTGGCTTGTTATTCTGCACAGCCACGCCAATCGGCAACCACCCGTATACAATTCCTGCCCGGATTGCTGTAATAGGGAGTCCGATCAATTGACTTGCATCGGCTACGGTTATATTCTCTGACGAGAATTCTGGCATCTGTGGGATACCAGATATGATTCTTGCCACTTCTGCGGCAAACTGATGAATCTGTGCATTCTGCTCTACGTAATTATCAACTGCACTCATATAAACCTCTTTTCTAACTGATACTCATTTGAGCGTTACAGTCACGTATCATCATTACTGTATTGGTGCATGGATGCCAATTTCTGACATATTCCATAGATTCTTCAAATCTCAGCTTAGGAATGTTATTGCGGGCATTTACTGTGAAGTAAGTCTTTATATCCCTGTTGCATTCAGCAAATACTTTCTTGCCAATTTCCTTGTAAGCATTTGACTCTTTCCCACCAAGG